CGCCGAGGACCGTCCGGGCGGCCAGGGCTGCGTCCTTGCGGGTGATGCCCGTCATCTCGATCTCGATTCCGAACCGTGTCGCCTTGTCCATGCTCTCTACCTCTCTTTGGTGTGTGTTTCTTTTCGTACTGTAGTAATCACTCAAAGAGGGGAAGATAGCAAGTGTATATATGAAAATAAGATACACTATTTCACAGGTATTTCTTCGTCCAGTTTTCTGACCATGTCGACCCCCGGGACCACCCCCAAGGTCGAACCGGTTTCCCATGCGATGTGGATGCCGCCGATGTCATCCACGTGGATCACCGTCCCCATGGTGCCCGCCGGTGGTGCGAACTCGTCGTCCATGTGCACCAGCGCGACCGTGCACCCTGACGGGTATTGTTTCCTGAGGACCTCCACCCGCTTGCGGTTCATCTCATCCATGTGCATCCTCCGTGTCAGTGTGCATTGATCGCTCAACTTTGCAGTAATAGCAAGCCTTTTGGTTCAGGGTCCTGCCAACGCGTCCAGGATGAGGTGCATCTGGCGCTGGTACTGCCCATAACGGTGGGCGAACAGTGGCAGCGCGTTCTCCCCATAGTCCAGCAGCGCATCCGCATCTTCTTCGGAGATACAGTACAGACCATTTTCATATGACCAACTCAGCGTAGGGAAGGCCGGGATATCCGGAGCTTCGGGAGCCATCGAGACCAAGATCTGGCGATACGGGTCATTCTCCTTTACCGTTGGCACGCTTGTGCAGCCGATTAAGACGATCAAGGCGGCCAGCAGTATCACCGCTTTTGGGGGGGTCGATCGTTTCAGGAGGTTTTTCTTGGGCGATGGTGGTGATCTTCTTGTACACTTCATGGACCTTCTCCAGTTCCGTTTCTTTGCGTATCGCTGCATCCTCGGCCCTTTTGACATCCTTTTTCAGATCCTTGGTCTTGGATGCCTGGAATCGTGTGATCCCTAGCAGCCCCAGGATGATGAGGATCAGCAGCTGCATGATGTCATTCATCGGCTTTTTTCTCCATGAACCGTTTGAGCAGCGGTTTCCAGAATGCCATGCACGTCGGAAGCTGCAGCAAGTAGATCGCCACGGTGTACAGGACAACCAGGTAGGGCGTGCTGTTCAGGTCCCCGGCCGGCGTGGCTACCGGCGCGACCCGGTAGGTCACGTATGCGAGGGCTGCCGAGCAGGCGAGGGCGACCAGCTTGATCTCGTTCTCGCTTGCCTTGTCGCGTCTCAGGCTTTTCTTGTACAGCTCCATCACCAAGCCAAGGAATGCCGCGAAGGCGAGCAATATGGCACCGAGGGTCATGGGTGCTCCCCCTTGCTGCCAAGCAGCGACAGAAAGTAATCGTCCATTTTCTTCTCCTGCTCCTCGCTTTCCCCGTTGATCTCATGGGTCCTCAGCGACTTGAAGATGACCTTGTCGTTCTCCAACGCCATGACCAGGCCCATCTGGATCTTGGTGATGGTGGCCTTGATCTCCTTGAGGTCCTTCGCATAGCACAAGCGGTCATCACTTCTCTTTGCCAGTCGGTTCAGCAGCCACAGCACGATGCCGCCCGAGCCGAACAGGCACATCGCGAGGGTTGCGACCAGGGTGAGCTCATCCATCCGAGGCCTCACGGGAAGCGACTTCATCGTACGTGTAATCCAACCCGTCGCGCTGAACGGTGACTCCTGCCGAGGTTCCGACAAGCTCGATGTAGCGCCTGACGATCACATCGCAGTACTTCTCATCCAGCTCGATGGTGCGGCAAGCCCGCTCGGTCTGCTCACAGGCGACCAACGTGCTGCCGCTGCCGCCGAACGGGTCGAGCACCAGTGTGTTGCTCATCGACGAATTCATGATCGGATAGGCGATCAGGGCTACCGGCTTCATCGTGGGATGTTCGCCATTCTTCTTGGGCTTGTCGAATTCCCAGATGGTCGATTCCTTGCGTCCGGTGTACCACTGGTGCTTACCCTTCTTCTTCCATCCGAAGAGCACCGGCTCGTGCTGCCACTGGTAGGGCGAACGGCCGAGCACCAGCGATTGTTTCTTCCAGATGCAGGTTCCCGAGAGGTAGAAACCCGCCTCGCTGAAGGCCTTGCGGAAGTTCAGCCCCTCGGTATCGGCATGGAAGACGTAGATGGAGGCGTCGTCCGCCATGTGGGTGGCCGTGTTCGTAAAAGCATTAAACAGGAACTGTGCGAAGGCATCGTTGCCCATGTTGTCGTTCTTGATCTTGCCGGCCGAGCCCTCGTAGTTGACGTTGTACGGCGGATCGGTGACCACCAGGTTCGCCTTGGAGCCTGCCATGAGAAGGGAGAAGGTCTCGGCCTTGGTGCTGTCCCCGCATACCAGGCGGTGCCTTCCCAGCTTCCACAGGTCCCCGCTCTTGGTAATCGCGGGATTCTCCAGCTCCGCCTCCACATCGAAGTCATCATCATGCACACCATCGGCAAGCGCGTCCTTGAACAGATCGTCGATCTCGGCGGGATCGAAGCCGGTGAGTGATACGTCGAAATCCTCGCCTTGCAGCTCGGTGATGAGCAAGGCCAACTTGTCCTTATCCCATTCGCCGCTGATCTTGTTCAGCGCGATGTTCAGAGCCTTCTCCTTGTCCTCGGAAAGCTCGACGACTACACAATCAAGATCGGTATGACCAGCATCCCTGAGAACCTTCAATCTCTGGTGGCCTCCTACGACCCGGCCGGTGGTCTTGTTCCAGATCACCGGTTCCACATAGCCGAATTGCTCTATGGAGCGCTTGAGTTTCTCATACTCGTTATCGCCGCTTTTAAGGTCCTTGCGTGGGTTGTAGTCTGCAGGCAGCAGTTCATCGATGTGTTTCTGTTCAATGATCATGATCCAACTCTCCCTTGAGCGCCTCTATATACCGCTCACTCACCTGTTCCCATGCAAAGAGGGAGTTGCCGAAATGGCCGTAGCAGGAGGTAAGGTTGTATATGGGACTGCGCAGCCCCAGCTGATCGATGATGTCGCTCGGCTTAAGGCTGAAGATCGTGCGAACAGCTTCGGCAAGCTGCTCATCATCCACCTTGCCGGTAGCGAAGGTGTGTATATTTACTGCTACCGGCTCGGCCTTGCCGATGGCATACGAGATGGCCACTTCACAGCGTTCAGCCAATTCGGCGGCCACGATGTTCTTGGCAATCATGCGTGCCATGTAGGCTCCGCTCCTGTCGACCTTGGTCGCATCCTTGCCGCTGAAAGCTCCCCCTCCATGCAACGCGAGGCCTCCGTAGGTGTCCACCATGATCTTGCGCCCGGTGAGGCCGGTGTCCGCGGCAGGTCCCCCCTCGACGAACCGGCCCGACGGATTGATGAGGATGCGGGTGTGCGAATCGAACGGGAAATCTTCGAAGGCAGGGTAGAGTACCTTCCTGAGGATCTCACCCTTGAGCCATTCCACATTTTTGTCCGGCTCATGTTGCACCGAGACGATGATCGCGGCCACCCGCTTGGGCTTGCCGTCTGCATACTCGACGGAGACCTGCGCCTTGCCATCGCTGCGGATGCCGAGTATGGTTCCACTCATTCGACACTCGTCCAGACCCATGCAGATGCGATGCGCCAGCTCGAGCGGCAACGGGATGCCGGTGGGAGTCTCGTCGGTTGCATAGCCGTACACCGTGCCTTGGTCCCCGGCTCCCAGCTCCTCCTGGCTGCCATCCGCATCCCTGATCTCGAGGGCCCGGTCCACGCCGCTGGCGATATCGGGACTCTGGGTGTGGAGGTACACGCTGATCGCATAGTCCTTCGGGTCGTAGCCGCACTGGGCAAGTGCGGCCCGAACCGTCTTTCGCACATTGATCGTGCCCCTGCTGGTGATCTCTCCGGCGACGATGATCCGGCCCTTGGTGGCCATGACCTCGCACGCCACGCGTGAGTAGGCGTCGTTGGCAAGGCACGCATCGAGGATCGAGTCTGCGATATGGTCGCACAGCTTGTCCGGATGTCCGCAGCAGACACTCTCGGATGTGAGGTAGTGTTTCATGGATGGATTCCTTTGATTGTTTGAATTCCGTTTGATTATCTAGCGGGGCCGGGGCGCGCTGAGCAGGCGTTCCATCAGGTCGTCCTGGGGGTTGGCCCCCTGGTACGAGGTGGCGTTGTTCTCCTTCACGATCTGGAAGATCTGGTACCAGATCTGGCTTGCCTGCTTCATGTACTCACGGCTCATCGCCACGTACGGAGAGGCGATCGCCGCCCCGGTGGTAGGGTGCTTTGCGAGGAAGCCATATTCGCTGACGGCCATCTCGCACTGGATCCAGCGCGCCACCGCCATTGCATATTGATGGATGACCTGGCTGCTGACCAATTCCTCGCAGCGCCTGGCCTTGAGCCAATCCCATGTCTCATGGAAGACTTCAGCCGCATCGAACTCGATACCACTCTTCTGGGTGACCGTCAGGTAATATTTGACGGGCGGCATGGCCACGCCCTCAAGGTCGGCAGGCTCAGGCTGTTGCACTACGCTGGCGCTTCTGCCTTCGCCTATCTTCTCGGAGAGCGCCTTGGGTTTTCTCCCCGCACCGATGCGTGCTCCCCCGCGGTTTGTGCCGTCCTTTGCCATGCTACGCCCCCTTACAAAAAGACGGGGGTCAATCCCCCGTTTGAATTCCAATTTTTCCGCGTCGTTGCCCCTGCCCGTTGTACACCATATATGGTGTAGAGATTCAGATACCCCTAGGGCTGACGCTACAAATAGTTACCTTTTAACGTTCC